GAGAAAAAAATGTAAGACAAATTACGTACAGTCGAGCCCTTAGACTGCACGTAGAGGATTTCAAAGTTGATTGGGATTGGCGGAACATCGTTAGCTCCATTAAAAGCCTGAGGTGTTGCAACGACTGAGGTTGCTGAAATTGGTTCACCATTCCCACCACCACTGATCTGCCAGGCGCCACCGGAAGTCAGCACAACTAATCCGCCCGGCATTGGTTGCAGAGCCTTAATTTCATTAACCTGCGACGCAGCAAGTGTAAGATTGAGCGCATCATCAGGTAGCGTTGGAATAGAAATATCCATATTGTCGAACGCACCCGGACGGCTAGCCCAAATAGTCTGTGGATTGTTTGCACTAGCGCCGTACATACGGCGCTGCTGAAAATAGCAAGAAACAGCAGGATTAGTCCCAGTTGTGGGTCCAACTTCAGCTGTCGCTGTGGCGCCAGATCCATCGCCAGTTACGGTCACGGTTGGACTAGAATAATCCTTACCTGGACGGAGAATAAGATAAGCCGTAACCTCACCACCAGTAACAATCGGCACGATCTCAGCACCGGTTCCAGTTGGATCGGTTATACTTGCAGAGGTTGCAGCCTGAGTATAGCTTGATCCTCCAGCCACAGGTGCAACCGAAACGATTTGTCCAGGCGCAAATGGATCACGACGACTTGGTGGAACTTTTGTAAAGTCAGGAACGATGTTGCCATCGACCAGTTCCAGTCCATACGCCGTACCAATATAGCCGTAGGTCGAGCCTACTGGAATATCCCTTCCAGGTGAAATTTGTGCCTTATACACATTGTAGTACCCAGCATTCTCTACGCGCGACCAGCTAATTAAATTAGACCCAGCCTGCGTTGAGATATTTAAGCACTCATCGGTCACAACATCACTGGCGATGCTCTCCTCACCAGTGTCTTTATCTACAGCTGTCACACAATACGAGAAATAAGCATCATCAGTGCCACCACCAGCTGTTTCGCCATCGAGTGTAACTGTTGCTGGAGGATTGATCTGTGCATCAAAGTCAATAACTTCAAGCGTCCAATTGGTATTTCCAAGCCTTGAAAGATTGCGTGATTGATAGTTTTTATGTGTGATAGTTACAACGTCTTGCGACTGTGTAAATCGAAGCGTCGGCAAGTCTGACTCGGCATAAGGAGTATCAAGAGTGTAAATTCGATAAGCAGTTCCGCCGCTGGTCCAAGCGGTCCAATCGGAACTATCGACAGCAGTTCCATCAAAGTTCAAAAGCGTAAATACCGTTCCAACTGCCGAGCCGACAACATAAGTTCTGGTGTTAAGTTCTGTCGTACCCTCAATACCAGCGAAGTAAATCCAGTCACCAACGTCGTAAGAACCACCAGCAGTCTCGATTGTGGTTGTCGCGCCAAGAGTAATGTTGATAATAGAAAATCCATCCTCAAGCACAGGCCCACCATCTTGGTATAGCCGCATATAATTTGCGCCAAACTCCATAATATACGTTTGTTCGGTGTTAAACTGAAACGGGATCATGCGTGGTTCGGAGGTTTTACTCCTACCGCAAAACTCAGTCCCCGATCGGCTAGTTGCACCGCCGCGATAATCTACAAAGAAGTTAAAGCACTTAGCCAGCCCAACATGGTATTTGGCAAGATCAACTCGGCCAAACATTGTTGGACTAAGTTCACCAGCCGAGAACGAGGTTTGAATAATCGAGGGCATTACACGTCTCCGAACAGCGGGCCAAACGGCTCAGAGTACACTTCATCAGGCGCCATTGCAAGCGTTCCCCTAATCCGAAGCCAGTCTGGCGTGTGATCTAGCACGTCAATTGTCTCATTGGCATCGGCTACGCGCGCAGCCAAAATCATATTATTTGCCTTACCAGCAAAAAGCTGTGCCAATCCCTTATCACCACTAACCGGGAAAGCAAGCTCGCTTGCAAGTGCATTAATTAGTGCAGAGCGAAACAGTGCATCATAGAGCGAAACTTCAGTAACGCGCGCGGTATAACAAAGTATTGCCTGCTGCTGATTTGTAAACACAGCTTTGACCTGCGAAGAATTATCGCCAGTATCAAGTCCAATCTTAAATCGGGCAGCTCGCCCAAAGTACGGCTGGGCCGGAGCTGATGTATAAGGGAAGATTGGAGTTGAATTGTCAGTTAAATATGGCTGCGGAAGCACTGCACGGACAAGCAAACAATCAGATGGATACGCATAGCTATAAAGCCATGGTGGCGGTGGCCAGCTATCAGACCAGACACCTTGCGCGTCAGTATTTTCTGTAGTACCTGGTGCTGATTTAAGCAGACTGGCTGTGTCGTATTTCTTCGCAAAGCTCCAGTGCGCGAGCCGTAAAAGCTGGTCTCGTACAGTGGCATAGCGAAGATTACACTGAATTGCAAGTGGTGAGCCCTCAGTCATGCTCGCAATAGTACTGCGCGCGCCAATGATATTCAGGGCCTCATTGCAGATGTTGACTTCAGACATATCAGCCCCACATTACAAAAGCACTACCACTACGCCCGCGAGCGCTGTAGTTAGATGCAAACATTGTATCATTCTGATCGGTTAGAGACAGCACTCCCACAATAGGAAGAGTCCCTGCAGCGGTTAAGGCATCATCGGTATCGACTAAAATTGCGTCGCCAAAATTGCTACTTGAGCCAAAAGCCGTCAGCGCATCAGTCGCATCAGTAAGCGACGAAACTCCAAGGATTATAAGCAATCCTTCAGCGTTCAACGCATCATCACCATCGTTGAGCGTCAGCGCTCCAAGCAGCGGATTTGTTGCAGCCGAAGTCAGCAAATCTTCTTCATCAGTTATTTCTGACGTAGCAACGATAATGTACTCACCACCTTCAGAAACTAAAGAGTCAGCTGCATCGGTGATTGAAGCCTCAGCGCTAATGAGTACCTGACCATCAGAGACAACTACATCAGCTTCATCAGTAAGATTGAGCACTGCAGTTGCTAAAAGCTGACCTTCAGAAGTAACTCCATCGGCCTCATCATTAACCGAAAATGCCGCTTGAATTGCAAGACCGGCAGCACTAGTCAAGGCATCATCGACGTCAGCAATATCACTATCGCCGAGAATTTCAGGAAGAGCTGCGTCGTCCTCGCCAAGAATGAGATAGTTAATACAATAATCGGTCGAGACCCCAAGTGAACTGTTGAATGTTTGATTGCCAGTAGCACTTGGCGACTTCCACTGCACCTCAGTATCAATCGACGAGCTATTACTACCAGTCGAAGCCAAAGCTTTAATTGGATAGGTCCAAGAACCGTTTACAGTATCAGTATCACCATTACCGCTATTGGTCCAACTGGCACTTTCTTGTGCTAGGAAACCAAAAATAGTGTCACCTAAATCAACCGAAACAGTTGCGGCTGAGAAGGTCGTACCACTACCAGTTACAGCTGAACCAACTGCACGAAAAGCAACTGATTTATCGGTGCTTGGTTCAACCAAGAGCACAATCATACCCTTTGAGCGCGTGTTCGGGGAAAAGGCACAGGTTATAACTGCACTTGAAGTTACTTCAGTTACCTCTGCAACCCAACAGCCAAGCGATGAACCCGATGAGGGTGCTGCACTTGGGGCTCTAACAGCAATTCCGCCTTTATTTTCGTAAGTATTACCTGCATCATCCGAAATAGATGCTGTAGTCATTGACGCACCGCCATTGACTTCAGCATTATCAGCACCAACAATTACAACCAGCCAATCACCAATATTCGCCGTCACTCCAGTTTTGGTTATACTGGAGGACGACGTTGTATTTTGACTGGTGCCAAGGCTGGTTACAGTCAGTGTCATCAGGCATTGCCACGCGTGATGGAGAAAGTGTTGACAGTAAATGACTGACCGGAAGTGAAGCTAGTATTATCCACTGTCATATCACCACCACCACCAGTCACAGTTACAGTTCCCTGCATATGACAGGTCGTGCCATCACTGGCGTAGATGCGAAAGTGCGCAGCTGTACCTGTAGCATCGGCACTAGTATCTTGCCAAGTTCCAGTCTTTGCCTTAGCACCGGATGACGCGGCAGCCATCCAATCGCTTGGAAGGTTAAGCGTTGCAAGGACCGTCCCAGAGTCAGCTGTTGCACAACTTGCAGGAACAGACCCGGTGCGAATTTTCATAATCGCACTGGTACCAATTGCTGTTTCAATAGCATCAAGCTGTGCGTTACGAACAGCAACCGAAAGTTGTAGAGTCATGGTTTAACCTTTCCTGACGTTTAGCACCAGAAGAACCGACTGCACTGTTGCAACCGAGTCAACTTTGAAACCAAGATAGTCTCCAGCGGCGACGTTGATACTCCAACCAGTTAAGCTGGATGATGAAGCTTTTGCCTCGGAAGCAAGTGTTGGCTTTGCTGAAGCTGTAATTGAGTCAGCGGCTGCCAATGGAAAGTTTGCGAGAACGTCTTTCCAAACATCGACAACAATGCTGCCAACAAGATCAGCGCTCAGTTCCCAAGAAGTAATTTGGCAGGCGTGAGGAATTTTAATATGGCCTTTATAGCCAGTAGTAATTGGCAGGCCACCACCGTCAATTGGAAACTCAATAGCTCCAGTCTCAGGCGCTCGAATATCAAGGGTACTTTCACCTGGAATACGTGCCCAGGTATCATTCATGAACAGAATAATATCACCAACGCGCCAGTCAGTAATACCATCAACTTCAGTAGAACCAGCAACCGAAACACGATAGCTGGTTCCAGTCTCGCCAATGCCGGACTTGATACTTGGCGTATTTGTACTGGCGTTCCAGTAACCACGTGTGCCTAGATCGTTGAAGGGCATTTTAGTACCTCGAAGAAACGCAGAATGAGGACGTAGCCTATTCAGGCGTGACGACGATAGGCTTGACTGTCTCGCGCGCGGCGGCGGCGGCAATGTTTTGCTCGTCGGCCACAGCGTCCGCAATCAGGTTACCAAGCGCGTTGTCCGCAAACCGGGCTATGATAACGTTCGGGTCTTGCGTCTGGAACCGGCGCGCGCCGTGCGCGAGGATGCGCAGCGCGTCCTCTTTCGACAGTTCAAACGAAGCCGACCCGTCAAGTTCGTCGCCGTCAATCGTGAGGATGAACTTCGCCATCTTCCTGCTCCTGTTGTGCCTGTTGCGCCGCTGCGTTGAATGCTTCGATTGCGCTCGCCAGCGACTTGATGAGTTCTAGGTTGTTCAGCGCGATCTGCGTTGAACCAGGTTTGCCAAAAACAAGATCGAGCGCCCGCGCAAGTTGTTCAATTGCCTGTTTGTTCATATATCACCATGCCGGGATATAACGAGTTGTGCCGTTGTCGTTGATCGGAATCCACTTTGTCGGGTTCCCTGCTGCAGGGGCATTTGTGAGCGTACCGGTTGACGCTCCAGCGCCATCAGTAAACGCTGCGCCCGAGATACCTATAAGATTCCTATCGCCCTTGATTGTCTTATAGATTGAACCAGTCTCGTTCTCGAAAACTCGAAACTCCTGCGCGCTCGAACCATTTCGCATCTCCGCGATATTCGCCCCGCTTGTGGAGTCAGTGAACTTGAAACGAAGTGTCGAATTTTTGTAGAGGGCAAGCGCGCCGCCGCCATCCGAACTGCTCGTATCAATCTGGAGATAATGTCGGTCAAATCGACCAATTCGCATGTCATCGGTAAAATGAATGCCAGCGAGCGAGTTCGAGGCGCTGAAGATACCTGAGCCGTTTGAACTGCACCCATCACCATAAGATGAACTTGCAAAGCTACCGGAGTCGCGGATAAACAGCATCCCGGATTGACGTTGCGACAAACGGCTACTTCCGCCTACCTGAATATCAAAAAGCAGTGATGCCGTTGCGCTGGCTGTATTGGTTATATTCAGCTTAAAGCCAGTGAACGTCACGCCGCCCGCGTTCCACGTCTGCGTAAGGTTCAGAACAGGGTTGCTCGTCGTGACCGTCGCGCCGCCAACCGTCAGTGCATTGTTGGTCTTATCGAACGTCAGACCGCTATCGCCGCCAAAGCTGCCGCCGTCGTTGAACTGAACTTGCGTATCTGACCCGCCCGGCGTTCCGCCGCCGCCAGAAGCCGCAGCCCACTTGACGCCCTTCGTCTGCGCACTGTCTGCAGTCAGAACGTGCGTATCTGTTCCGACGTCAAGATCAACCCAGTTCGTACCGTCGCCTACGATCAGGCGTCCCTTTGTCGGCAGAACGCCTGCGAGGTCGGTCAACTGTGCGTCAAGCGGCTGATACCCTGCAGCGGCTGCAAGTACCGTTAAATAGTCGCTTGCAGTTTCATTTGCCATTGAGCCAAGAGCATCTGTAATGCCAAAGAGCTCAGTGAAATTGCTGTTGGCTTTATCAAATGCTGTACGAAGCGGATCGCCCGTACCATCATTCGCACTCGAGCCGATGTTGATTGTCTGCTGAGTCATTATGCGGCATCCGCTGTTATGAGGGACGAGTCAGCTGTATAAACTGTTGTATCTGCCGTATAGCCTTCTACGGCAACTTCTGTTATTTCAATTGAGAATATACCAACGACTGGATCATCAACTCCATTGTCAGCCTCGACGGTTATACTTTCAATTCCAACTGAAAGTGCCGCGCCAACTTCCAAATCATCGCCGTCAATATCAAAAAGACTGTCACCAACAGTCAACGTGAACGTGTAGCTACCAGAACCGTTAACTACTGAAAGAGTCCCAATCAAATCACCAACGCTTGCGTCCTCAGCGATAGTATTCCCTGAAAGCTCAACGCGAGGTTGAGCACTCAAAGAGCCAACAATACCGCCTCTGGATCGCGAGCGAAGTGCCATTAAAGCCCCCGGCCTGGAGTAGCCTTGACCACGCAGGTTCCTGCATCAGTGATCGCCGCGAGATGAGTCACGCCACGCCCGACAGTGAACACTTCAGACTGACCGGGGATCATTGGAATATCAGCGGAAGTCGCCGTTACGCCAGTCTCGCCGAAAGCGATATAGCACCAATTCGCACCACTGTTTTCTCCAACAGCAACACGAACTTGCCCGCCTTCGCCAGGGACACCGGAGATGGCTACATTCGCCGTAGTGGTGCTTGCCGCACGACTGACAGTGGCGCCAGACTTCTGGAAAATTTCCATCTTATGCCCCCTTGATCGTAAGCTCATCGAGAGGCCTCACTACGTTCTTAAGGCGATCCTCGATAGCTTTCTTTCCAGCGTCGTCAACGCCTTCCATATTCAGGCTTGGGCGGCCCTTGAAGGGGATGGCACAGCCATCCCCAACAACGGTGCCTTCATCAAGCCACACAGCGTTTCCCGCCTGATCATACAGATAATGCGGCGCCGTGAGTTTGAATTTCGGCATATGTCACCTATCAGTTTGAGATGCTGATGCCAGGAGCATAAGCGTTGTTGCGCTGCCGATCGAGCACGAGGCCTGCAGTGATTTTGCCAGCTGTCATCGGACCAGTGGCAACCGTAGCATAAAGCCGCAAGTACCTCGGGTTCGACTGGCCAGCAATCGGGCCAGGCACCGAGATGCGCATGACCTCAACACCAGCAACAAGACTCGCCTTACCGATAGCCGCAGTCTGTGCCATATCGGTGAAAGTCGAGTTGTCCGTGCTGCCCTGCAACGAAAGCTGCAGGGTGGCCGAACCGGACGCCGTGAACGACTCGGTCACAAGCGCAAAGACCTCGAGATCGCGGCCAGGGTTAATGTCCTGAGCCACGCCAAGGTCGATAACATCTGTGAGCGCTGCGGACGAAGTGACCGCCGCAGCCTCACAGAACCGAAGGAGTTTATCCATAATCATCTGATTTCTCTCTGTTTGAGTTCGCTAGCTTCCAGGCAAGGCTCAGGTGATCTGCGCCTCGTTGTTCAGAATGGCATCGCAGGTGCGGATCGGGATGCCGCGGAAGGTCGTGACAGGCTTGCCGTTCCACTCCTCATACTTGAGCAGCACGTTCGTCTTGTTCATCGCCTGAAGATCAAGATACGTGCGGATCGTGCGGTTGCAGTAGATAACCGTCCGGCCCATCGCGCCGTTGATGCTCGGAGCATCCGAGGTCGTCGTGCCCGACTGCATGATCGTCGGGAGACGGTGGATAGCTCGAACAAGCGCGTTGATGAGGTTCGCTGCGGAACCACCCGACAGGTCGCTAATGTCGATGTTGCAGATGCGCGCATTGTAGCGCCAATCGCGAACCGTGAGCCCAAGTTCCCACTTGAAGTGGTCACGATAGGCCTGGTACTGATTGTTCGCCGCATCGAGAACAGTGTCCTCGCCGAGGTCACGATGCTGCAGCCCTGAGATTTTACCCTTCGGGAAGATGCAGTGAGTCGTGTCCGAGCCCCAGGTGATAATCCAGATCGACGTGTTGTCGGAGCCAGAACCACCTGCACTGATCACATTCGCCGCAGTCTGAGCCGTTGCTGCCGTGATCGTGTTGTACCGAGGCGCCAGACCCATAAACCGCTCAGGGTTAACCGACGTGTTCCCGTAGAACATCGTCGAAGCAACCTGCTGGTTCATGCCCTCAAGGAACGCCTTGACCTCGGACAGGCGGAACTCGGCGCTGTTGCCGTTCAAGTCCGCAATGTCCTTATCAACCTCAGCGTAAACCTCGAGGTTACCGCAGGTGTCGATGACCTGAGCAGTCGTGCTCTTGGCTTTCGGGACACCGTAGTTCAACAGGCGCCAAGTCGCGCTCGGCAGACCAGTGCGAACTGTCGTCTTGTGGCCAGTCGGCAGATTGCCTTCCATCCAAAGCGAGTCCTCAAGGATCTCGTTCGTCTGCGAAAGCATTTCGACAATGGCAGAGACTTTGCCATCATCTTCGCGGCGCTTGGCCCAATCGGCCAGCGTAAGTACCGTGGAAGAAAGAGTAGCCATTTGCTATCACCCATTTGCAAGGTTTGGATAAAAACGCTCGGCCAGCGACTTTTGCTGTCCGCTCGTCGGATTTCCTGCTGTCGCCGTTCCTTCGCTAAGGGCTTTCGCCATCTTGTAGAAGGTTCGGAAGATTGCGGGGTTTGAGCCCGCTCCCGTCAGGTCGAAGGCGGCACGAACCTCAGCATCGCCAAATTCCTCAAGCGCCTTGGCGATAACGCCTTGCGCTTGCTGAAGTTTTTCTCCGGCGAACTCAGGATCAGCTTTAATCTCGCCAACCCATTTGGCCTGGGTATCATACCAAGCCTGCATCGACGCCTGCTGCTGTGCAGCCACCGTCTTAGCGTGCATTGCGAGAAGTTCTGTCGCAGCTTCAGGCTTCAGCCCATGCTTGCTTGCGATTTCTGTAAGAGCGGTCTTGTCCTCATCCGAGAGCTGAACATTCTCCGGTAAAGTGACCTTTTCGAGTGTGAATGGCTCAGGTTCCGGAGCAGGGTCCGGCTTTGGCTCAGCAGGCGTTTCTGGCGCAGCTGCTGACTCAGCCACTAAGTCTTTACCAAGAAGCGACTCAGGAGCAGCTGGCTCAGAAGAGGCCGGGCTGATCGGAGCTGTTGGCTCCGTCGGAGCCGGAGTCGAGGTTACGTCTGTCATTCTGCTCTCCCATCATTTCAACGTAGCGTTCTGGCGCTACACGAATAATATCCGCAAGGATACGCTGCCCCACATTCATCTCACCACATGCAAATGCAGTGGCCGTAACATCGGGGCGGTAAGGATTGTGGCCAATACCACAGCTAGCCAGCAGTCCCCAAAAATACTTTCGGCCCTGTCGAAGGCTCAGCATTTGACGCAAGAACTCGTCCAAATCGCGCTGGTCGTCCTTCTCGCGCTCTCGAGCCTTTCTAACGTCAGCCTTGCTGTTCGGGTCCATTAGCTAAGACCTCCGAGCATTTGCTGTAGCGCGTTGTTGCCTCCACCAACTTCGGTCTCAGACAGAACCTTTGCACCCTGAACTGCCGCGCCGCCAATTTGCATTGCCTCGGCTACAGCCTGCTGTTGTTGTCGCTGTGCTTGAATTGCTGCGACCTGCTCACGCGAGCGTACCATCTTTGGCGGAACGCCCATGACTGAAGAGTACTCGTTTACGGCTTCCACCATATCAAGACTATCAAGTACAGTGGGATCGACAGCAGCAAGACTGCCAGCGAAGGCAACCAAACGCTCAATTCCGGCGGAACTTGCAGCACGTTGTGCCTCGGCCAGCATAGAGACATACTGAACGCGTATTTCGCGTCCCTGAATTTCTGGCGGCGGCGGAGGTAGCATCCCCCCACGAAGCATGATCCCGAATACTCGGTCAATGATTGGATCAAGTGCCTCGTTTTCGAACCGCTCAAGCACCGGTCCGAGCATAATTAGCTTCTCTTCGCGACGAGCGTCGATCTCAGTCGCGCTGCGAACAGTCTGCAGCTGCGATATCATCATGAAAAGATCGTTGAAGAAGATGTTTTTGATCCGGCCCTGAACTGACTCGATATCAAGCATAAGCTCCTGAATACGAGGCTGGACCTCATAAGCTGGCTTGAAGCCGACACCGGTGTTGCCAGCGACGTAAGTAATCCCCCCAGGGATCAGACTGGCCGGAGCGTTCTTAAGCTGAATGTCCGCTACCATTGGAGGCCGGACCATCTTATCAATAGCCTCAGCCTTGCGGCGCTGCTCTTGCTGGAGCTGTTTGATATCGCCTAGCGCATCCATTGCAGGGCCACGGCCATAACTGTCGTTGCCACTAAGGTCCCACCGAGGGGCTACAACCGGGCACTCATTAAAGCCTTTGACTTCGAGAAACTCGCGGTTGTCCGAGCCTTTGACCCAGTAAAACTCACGATAGGCAAACTTCTGCGGAACCCCCGCTACTGGAGTATCGTTTGGTTCAATGAGGTGCCGAATGACATACGTGGTCGAGTGGGATCGTCCTTTTTGGTCATAAGCACTTTTAACTGCCACTGGGCAGTTGTCATACCCAAAACGTGCAACAATCTGAGAAACCGAGTACTCGAATTCTCTGGCAAAGGTTCCGCCAGAATTGATAGTTCCTCGAGCACCGTTCGCGAGGTAATATTCTCCTGCACAAGGATTGTAGCACCGGATGACGTCATAGTAGTCCTCGTAAACGAGAAGTGATCCGGTTCCAAACACAACCAAGTCGGAGTAAAGCACGCCGATGGCGTTGTAAAAATTGGACTCAGAAAAGACACGGCGCATTCGGGACTCAACAGTAGAGAGCCAAATGGATACCGGGCCGTTGTCGTCAGCATTAGTAAATCCATCTACTTGGAGCTTGAACCAAGGGCGCGTCGGGGAAGTGACACCTGCAAGCATTCCGCTGGCGCAGGTCCGGGCCGCAACAGTTCCAGTGCTGTCGATAATATTGTTG